TTTTCTGGGTATCCATCGACATAGGTAAGAGAATCATTCGTCGATGTTTTTAAATCCTCGGGAGTACAGGCATCAATTATAGTAACATCAAACCCCGCTCTCGTCCAACACTCATATGTTCTTCCCGCCTCCCACATAGAAACTGGGTTGGTTTTTATTCTTATCATAAATACAGCGGGTTTAATTTTCATCGGTAATCTTCCAAAGAAAATTCTGTTCCATGCATCTTCATCAAATCTCTTTCATGATTAGTATACACCAGAACCTCTGTATCATCAACTAGAAAATCGCAATCACCACAATAGTCAGTATAGTTACCAGATCGATGAGACTCACGGAGTGCTTCGTAGAGTTCTCCTTCGACGATTTCTTGGATGGTGTTTTCGCTGGTGTGTCCGAGGACTGCTTCTTCGTCTCTGCCGAGGACTTGACAACATGGGTGAACAGCACCTCTTTGACCATCAAGACCACCAGCACGAATAACAACGTCAGGACTAAAAGGTCTTCCACAAGTCTTTACCGCACCCTTACGTTCGTTAGCACCAACGTCATAGGCACCAGACCAATTATGCATCTTCCAGATCTCAGTCTTGACATCCAGTGCTTTGACAATTTTCTTGTAGTGTTCGAGTTCATGGTCTATGTTTGCGTTATCGGTTATGAGGTGATACGTGGCAACAACACAATCAGATTGTGTGTCAATAACATATTCACGCATGGACTTCACCTTATCCCATGTGCTCATAAATGTACCACCAATCCTATTGTGCATCCACTTATCGTATTGTTTCCAATCATAACCAATCCATGAGAATCGATAGAAGTCTAACCCTGCATCAACACAGTCCATCATGAACTGCCCTTCCATACGATAACCATTAGAGAAGATGAATGCCTTTGCACCGTACTTCTTCACGATCTCAATGTATTTAGGTAGATTGCGGTTGAGCGTTGCTTCACCCGAACCATCAAGATTCACAACACGAAGACCATGCTGTGCACAGTCTGCCACGTTATCCTCAAACTCTTTGAGTGTCATCTTCTTGAGGAAGTCTTTGTGCCGTCCACCGGTGCGTGTGTCTTGGGGACACATACTGCACGAGTAGTTACAACCACCGTTGACTTCAATTACCGCTCTATCAATCTGCATTTATAGCTCTTAAGAGTTTATTGTTGTATTCGTTAGATTTATCTAGTACAAGGTTTAAATGTGTTTTGCGAAGGTTTTTTATAAAAGGAAGCAACTTATTAAAAGGATATTTGCTTTTCATATCAACGTCTCTTCTGTAAAACCATACTGCTTGTGGATTGTGTGTTCTTATTATTGAGTTATCACCCAATATTATTGCTGGTTTCCCAAGGTTTCTTGCGACATACTGCCACATACCGTCATAAGCGAGAACAAATTCACACCTAGATATCGCATACATTACTTCGCGAACAGGAGTCCTATAGTCAATCTCATGTATATTATACCCTTGTTCTTCTAGAAACTCAATCATCAAATCCCACTCCCATGGAGTCCAAACAAGTTTCCACCTGTTAGCTTTATTTGCATTAAGAAATGGTCGCCAAATAACAACTTTGTTTTTTATAGTTTCTTTTTTTGCCCAATCAGAAAACTTCCAATGGTTTAGTTCTTTGGCAAGAACGAGATGATTAGATCTGCCTTTGGGGATTGGTTGTGCGTCTTCAGGATACCCTCGCCTGATTTTTAACACCATCTCTCCCTTAAAATCTCTATCTACATGAGGATAGTTGTAGACATGTTCTACTGTTACTAGTTTTTGATAATTGAGATAGAATTTATGTAGATAATCGAACCTTTCAAATATTGTTTCATGATCATCATGCGCCCAATAGAATCTGCGATCATAATCCCAAAAAATTTTTAAAGTTATTTTTTCTTGAAGTATATTCGAGACATAATATGCAATGTTAAGTCCATACATAAAATCCCCGACGCCATGATGCCCTCTCCAATGAATTTCTTTACCAAGAATTCCCCAAGATGTGTTACTGAAAGGTTCATCAAACCCTATGAATTTAACTTGAGGGTTGTTCCACACAAGTTATTCTTCTTTGTATGCGTAAGATGAAATTATTCGAGATTTATTTTGCTTTTTGTTATTGACTCTAGTTGGGTTCTTCAAATCAGAGCGATACTTATCGCGAGATTTCTTTTTGTTGTTAGAATCAAATTTAGTATATTTCGCCACTTCAATTTACCTGCCTTGCCCTCTGTACTTTTTGTAGTTTGCTTTCTTCTTCTTATTCATAGAAGAAGTATTGATATGTCCATCGCCAATGGACGTTCCCTTTGGTTTGTGTTCTACTTTATTAGAACCTGATGTCAATGCCTTTGCCATCAGATGCTCTCCAACCTAACCATCAGACGTTCTGCTCTGTTCGTAACTTGTTTGTGCCATCGTGAGTCACGCCCTTCAACTGCTGCTTCCTTCCAATCATTAGCAAGGAGTGCTGCATTGAATTTCTTGAACTTAGACAAACGAGGTCTGCCCATGTTGAACATCATATTAACCACGACCTGCTTGACGGTCTCGGGAAATTCTTCAAAGACCCCTTTGCCGTATAACACATGACACTCGCTGATTGAGGTGTCAAGGTCTTTTTCAAAACATTCCCATACTCTCTCTTCGGAGATTGGTGTTCCGAACTCTTGCCCCCATTCGGTATCTTCGTTGATAACAAGGTGCCCCACGCCAAAGGTGTGGTAACCAAGATGGTCTGCATATATTTCATACTTGACACCCTCGTCTACTTTTAGTGTTTCAAAAATTTCTTCTCTGTTCATTTTATGTGCCTTTGTTTGTTTTAAATATAAAATCGCCCCAAATCGGGTAATGCGAATTATAATCGTATTTATCCCTGTCTTGCAGGTGTTCTCTTACATATTTTTTTGAGTCACGCGGATCGAAACTGGTATTGGACACATTCCAAACAACTTTTTCGCGGTAATTATCAAAGGTAAGATCGTTGCTTATCGGAAATACATCAGTGTGCCAATGAAAACCGCAGGGTTCGTAATTCAATTCTTTTAAGAATTTCAGTATCTTATTATGATCTCTACTCATTTCAATAATCAACGCAACCGAGTTATTTTGTAATGTGTTCACGGCACCTTTCAAAACCGCCAGTTCGTTACCCTCAACATCAATTTTTATTAGATCAATATTTTCTATATTAAACGAGTCTAGCGGTCTAACTGGAACTGATATTATATCGAAATGCTGCGCTTGCCCGTGGCGCCCGAAAGGTCTTGCTAGTGAAGATATGTTTGGATTTTTTGGTACGTGATAAAAATCTGATAAACCTTCATAGTCTGAAACGGCACATTGATTTATGATGCTATAGGGAGAACATCTTTGCTGTAACTCGGTATCTGTTCTTGGTTCGAAAGAATATATGTTAGAGAATCCAACCCTATGAGATGCTTCACTATACCATCCATTAGATGCACCAATATCCACAAATGTATTATTTTGTTTATGGGCGAGTTCAGTTATTTCTGTAATGTTGCGTTTCAAATTACCGTTGGGTGAATTTGAAAGTTTCACTTTAAATCATCCACAAGGTTTGTCCAAGTATTGATTCCCTCCATTCGGCGTCGAAATTTTTGCTCGTAGCGGCAAACATCAACCCTACTAATTTCATCTGATTCCCATCCATTCTTTTGTCATAATATAATCACGAACAAAATCACTTCGTACAATATCTTCCCAACCGAACTCAACATGCGTGAAACTTTTCATGTTGTCTAGGATGCTTAAAAACTGGTTTACACCGGTCTTATCTTTCTCTTGTTTGAAATCGCTCTGATAGTAATCACCGCAGAATACGATCTTGGTTGCTTGACCCACTCGTGTGATAACAGAATCCAACTCGTGAAAGTTTAGGTTCTGCATCTCGTCTACCAGAATGATACTGCTATCATACGTCACACCTCTTATGTATGAGGTTGACTCAAACGTGATATAATTATTATGTACCAGTTTGTCATATGCTTTTGGGTCGTTGAACAACTCAGTAGCAGCAGCACGATATGGTCCTGTGTATGCGTTGAGTTTCTCTTCAATAGTACCAGGCAAGTAACCCATCTCTCGAGTAGGTACAACACTCCGAATGATGTGTAATGTCTCGAATGGTGTGCTCTTATCCATCACCTCTTCGAGTGCAAGATACATGGCAAGAAACGTCTTACCTGTACCGGCAGTACCAGTGAGTGCAAGATGATCACCATCACGCCAACCCTGCCACGCTTCTTCTTGATGCGGAGTAATAGGTGCGATAGTTTCCATTTGATCCAGACGAATTTTCATGTCCGGCATAGCAGTCCTCATAGGAGGCATTTGTTGGGATTGCTGCTTTCTCATAATTTTATAGTGTTATCTTGTAAACCATACTTTTGTTTTTGTTGAGTAGTTAATCCGCTGTTACCACCGGCTTCTTTTTTCATTTTTTTCAACAGGTCTTTCCAATCACCAGATGTTTTATTGACGATGTTGCCTGTGTGAGTCACAAGCGCAGTGGGTGACAGAATCTTTTGTTCCCATTCTCCGCTGGCAAGCATTTCTTCTTTTTTTGAAATCGAGATAAACATCTCTTTTATTTCACCGGTCTTAATGTTTTTCATATCGTATGTTGGCATTATATATAATATCCTAAAGTGGATCCCCCCAAAATAGAGGGATCCGATTAGATAAGGATCACCCCCTCGTGACTTGATTAATGGCAGCGTCTAGGAATGCTTGTTTCTTAACCATTCTATATGCAGCTGCTTCGTTTCCCTTTTTATTTAACTTGTGAATGTAATGTCCAAGTTCCCTAGAGTCTTTCTTTAAACGTTCTATTTGGTTTACTACCATAGGCAATTCTCTCTTTGTTATCGGTTGGGGGTTTTAGTTCACATTATTAACTAGGGATCAAGTCTGGGTATGCCTCCTGTACTATTTTTTTGGTCAATCCCTTCACGGGTGGTTTTTTGTTTATCATAGACACTAATGCTTTAGCATCTTCTGGGTGAATTGCTTCAAGCATGGAAACAAACATGCTTTCTCTTTTAAGTGTTGTTAACTTTTCGCTGTCAAACAATCCTTTCACGAAAAATTTAAATTTCATGTGTTGTTTGAGTAGCGTTGATGGGACTGATTCAGGTCTTTGAGGTTTATAAGGAGGTTCTCCTTCAGGTAGGTTCCATACAATATTGTCATCAAACGTTCCCTGTAATACATCCCTTAAAGGCATAATATCATGTTCTCTTAATACAGAAATTTTATCTTTCCTGGATTTTGCTTCTTCAAATTTATTTAATATTTCAAATACTTCGTACTTCTTCATTATATCTCCTATACAATTATATATACAAATAACATATGTACTGACTCCTGAAACATTAAGCTTTATTCTACTAAACTTCTAGTCAATAGTCAAATGTTTCCTGTGTATCTTCCCTCCTACAAACGCATTGTAGTATTCATTAGGTTTCAACAGCACATTATTTAAAAGTTGTTCTCTCATTTCGTAATACGCACAATCTCCCCTAGACTTGCACAAACGCAGTATAGTCCTCTTATATTCGTCCGTAGACGCTTCTGAGACTCGCTCAGAGAGTGTTTTGTTACTGCCGTAGTAATTACGCCAGTCAGATTCTACGATGGTTTTTTTCTTTCGTTTACGAGTTTTTGTAACGGGGAGGGTCTTAGGTTTCCAGAAAAACTTCTTTCCGATATATTTCATACCAGTTGATTGTTCTTCTATCATGTATACAAACCCCTGATATTTTTCAATATCATTTTCTTCGGGGTTAAATTCTTCTTCGTTATAGATCCACATTTTTTTCATAGAGATTATAATTTTCACCATCGCACCAAACAACGCAATCCAGTTCGGTTTCGTTCAGGACTGTCATTGCTGATTCAAATGTATTTAAAATAGGTTTTCCTGACACATTAAAACTAGTGTTTAAAAGAACACCACCAAAAGTATTTAGTATTCCATATAAGACTGGGTTTTGTTCTTCAGTGACGGTCTGTAACCTTGCTGTTCCATCAACGTGCGTTATAGAAGATAATTGTTCTTTGTATTCGTCTTTAACATTAACAGCAAAAGACATAAACTCTAAATCATCAAACCGGTCTCTATCGAAATATATATGAGCGTCTTCTAGTTTGCATACCGGAGCAAAAGGTCTGAACCATTCTCTGTGTTTTACCTTATCATTTATTTTATCTTTCATATCAGGATAACTAGGATCACATAGTATTGATCTTCTTCCTAATGCTCGTGGTCCGTTTTCAACATCGCCCTGTAGAAATCCTATTATTTTCCCTTCTTTTAATAATGAACAAAATTCTTCCCGATTTAATATTTTCTTAGGAGCGGAAATTTTATTTTCATCTATTAAGGGGCAATTAGTTCGCGACCCAAGTCTAAGTGATTCGACTCCTAATGATTTCATGTAATAGTATAATAATCCCTCAGAAAGTCCTCCGTCTCCGGGGTTGGGCGGTACAAAAACATTGAAACCAAATTCTTTTCGTATTCTTTCATTAGCAAGAACGTTAAGAGAAGACCCGCCGGACATACAAAGATTGTTACCATAATCTGTTTTTATTACTTTATAAAATTCATCTTTATAAAAGAAATCAATTATAAACTCTTCATACGCTTCTTGAATCGCGGCGCTGTGAAACATTCTATCGTGCTCAGATTTACTAGAATATTCAGACGACTTATCTCTCATGAACCCCTGCCGCCAGTCGCCATCTCGATGCGGAATATTAAACAATTCCACCAAGTAATCTTCATGCAATTGATCAGACGTCATTGCCGCTTTTGTTTTGTTGACAAATTCTGCATATTTCTCTTTATCATATTCGGGATATTTAATTTTGTAATATCCCGAATATCCCATTACTTTTCCTGGGAGATCCAGGCGATAATTCCCAAATGGTCCGCGCTCGCGTTTCTCAAAAAGAGCAGTGT